ATCATCTAGTGATATGATATTTGATGTTTCAGTATTCTCTAATGTCTCGAAAAGGTCGTCGTATGCTATATCACCGATGTCTGATACATTCTGGTCTATATTGACATCTGAGTTGTCCATTACAGATGTGATAGATATGGGTGGCATTCGTCCATTTTTTGCAGTGCCCGTTTCGATAATATCGTTGATGAATAGTGAATAATCTTCTACCTGAAAATCAACGTTCTTGTGTGTATTAAAAAAGGTGGAACCATGTAGGTATTCTAAATCATCGTATATATTTACAGGCATATTGCGTTTTACTCCAATGAATGCACCATAATAAGGAACGCCGTGCACAAAGTTTGTGTGTTCCTGGAGAGTTGATGTAAAATAGGTGAACAATCCGTCTACATAGGCACTGTTGTTTGTATCAAGTATACAAGGTGCTGATGCATGTGCGTCGGTATATGTGGGTAGATCGAATATATCATTGTTATGAAACGTCTTTCCTGTTAAAAACTTGTATGGGTCTGTTAATGGCACAATCTTACAAAATATGGATTTTGTAGTTTTTTTTCCGTTTTCATTCATCAACTCGGCACGATATATCACAGGCGTTTCTTTTTCAACAATCTTGCTTATATGTAGAGATGACTGCATATTTACAGAATCGCAGTTGGTTTCGTTCATTTCAAAAAACCTGTCATAGATGGGTATATAGTTTTGGATATATTCCATTTCCATAAAGGTTTCTTCCTTAAGTTGGTTGAAAAGTTCGTGATTTCGACGTTTGCTGTAGTTAACCCGACAAGAAGAATCAGTATGAGAGTTCATTATCCACTATAAATATTTATAACTGTCCGTATAAACGCTTTAATTTTTGACAATACATATGCGTTCGAGACAATCAATTAGAATAGACATGATATATTATACTATACCGATTTACTATATGACGCTCGAACTTAAAAAGTTTAGCATGAAAACGATTAGTTTTAAACCAGATGAGTCAAAAGGACCCGTTTGTGTTCTTATAGGAAGAAGAGATACTGGAAAAAGTTTTTTAGTTCGCGATTTGCTATATTACCATCAAGACATACCGATCGGTGTTGTAATCGCAGGAACAGAAGAAGGCAACGGATTTTATGGAAAACTTGTTCCGCGTCTGTTTATTCACACCGAGTATAGTTCAGGTATTATTGAAAATATACTTAAACGGCAAAAAGGAGTGCTAAAACAAATCAAAAAAGAACTTGAGACCAAGAAGCGTTCTACAATTGACCCACGGACGTTTGTTATACTAGACGATTGTTTGTATGACGCTTCTTGGTCTCGAGATAAACTAATGCGACTTCTTTTCATGAATGGACGTCATTGGAAGGTGATGCTCATCATCACTATGCAATATCCGTTGGGTGTCCCTCCGACATTGCGTACCAATATCGATTATGTGTTTATCCTGCGTGAGCCGTATATCGCGAACCGAAAGCGCATTTATGAAAATTATGCGGGCATGTTTCCTACACTTGAATCATTCTGTCAGGTTATGGATCAATGCACTGAAAACTATGAATGTCTTGTTATTAACAACAATTCAAAGTCAAACAAACTTAGTGACCAAGTTTTTTGGTACAAAGCCGATTCACACAATGACTTTCGGTTAGGGTCAAAAGAGTTTTGGGATTTATCTAAAAACATGGGTTCAGATGACGAAGATGAAAAGTACGATCCATCCACAAGTAAAAAGCGTGGTGCAGGTCAGACTATTAATGTTAAAAAGTCCAAATGGTAACCCTAATTACGTATTAATATGATATCATGTAGAACATACTATCATATAATAAATATCAATTTTCAAATGATGCCAACGGTTTACGCTTCATCTGACGACTTGCCACCTCCACCAACTTTGAGTGTTGTATTATCTGGTGCACCAGTAATAATACTAGAAAGGCCTCTGTCGGTGTTTAGATCGGTAACTATATCTTCGCCTTCGAAAAGTTCGGAACGAATGTCTCCTACGGAAACTTCTTCCTTTGAACCTCCTAACACTGCCTCTTGGCTATTAATACCTCCAATGGAAATGAGATTACCATCTTCATCTACGTCTTGTGTGAGGACAGTATTGTGTAGTTCTGCCTTCTGAACATTATCCCTAATGGCCTCTGTCTTGGTATCTTTTACACGCTGTTCGAATGCTAGTTTAGCAAAATCTTGATTTTTAACTTTCTCTTGCATAAGTTTATTTAGTTCGTCTTCCAAATATTCGACACGCCCCGTCTTGTATGCATCAGGTTCCCATGGCATCCACATACCGATTGGTCCTACATACACATCGTGGTTAGGATCTATTTCACGCAACATCTTGCATCTAAGTTCTGCTTCTTCCAGCGAAGGGTATACGCCACGCACTTTTAGACCTCTCACAGAGGTTTGGAAATTGTGCACGCGTAAAAACTCTGCATCAAGTTGTTCCTCTTTAGCATCAATAAAGTTTTTGTAGTCGATGTCTACTGTAGTATCTTTTAGAGTGTCAATCTCATCTTTAGCAAACCCTTTAAAGTCCTCGATGAGTGCTTCGGTTGAAAGATTGTATTTGAAACTCAAGAAGTTTAAAAACTGATGATACTTTTCCATAGATTTAGATAACTCATATTCCTTCAAAAACTTTTCAAAGAAAAAAATATTTTTACTCTTTAGCGTAGTCTCTGGAGATACGAATGAAACACAAGCAAACTTCTGGTTTGCGATTGGCTTATCTTCATCTAGTACATCAACATATTTTGTATTTGGAGTTCCGTCCTCTTTTAGTTTTCTAGGAAAAGCAGATGAAGTTGAGGTGGTCGACGACATTATGTATTACAGAGAACGGTATATCTAAGTTCTTTGAAATACGACAATCAGTGAGATGCCTATATTTAGTGAGTATTTACTATCTAAACACATATATCTCGAAATATTTTCTCAACAATACATATAATACAATGTTTGACGCCACTGAGTTGATAAAACGTGTCATTAAATATCTTGTTGAAGGTCTTATGGTAGCCATCGCCGCATACGCAATCCCCAAGAGGTCTTTGAACATGGAGGAAATCGGTCTTCTTGCTTTGACTGCTGCTGCAACATTTAGCATTTTGGATACCTACATTCCTAGTATGGGTGTAACCACTCGCTCTGGTGCCGGATTCGGTATTGGTGCTAACCTTGTTGGCTTCCCTGGAGGCCTCTAAGTCGAATGGTAGTAGTTAATTGGTGTATATATGGAATAATTCTTTCATATATACTTCTTTTCAGGTGTATTCCTATATTGTAGGTATAAATTCCCAGTCTAATTCATCGCATATTTTTTTCCAAATAGAATCCTGTTCTATTAGTTTTTCACGATCTTTTAGCATAGGAATATGTTCTAAATAAATAATTTGGTCGAGAAGTTCAAATAGTTTATACACTACATAGTAGTAATGTAGAAAGTTCACACGATAATCGGGACAATGTTTTGCATACGGATACTGAATTTCCATAAAAAAATTACACAATGTTTTTTCCAACTCTTGGCTTATCAACACTGGTTGAATCCCTAACTTGTTCTTGATAAAATTAATGTGTTCGTAGTATTTGTTATATCCTAACTTCTTCAACAGGTCTTTACACTTGTAATATGTGAGGTCAGTCAGGTTAATACGCTCTTTCTTAATCTGAAGTTTTAGATTCTCTATCACCTCAGCAGGAATCTGAGTCGTCTCTTTACCTTGAAATTGTGACAAAATCTCTTTGAAATGATTGATCTTCTTATACGCATAGAAACACACTTCTTTAGGAGGTTCTTTATAAGATGGTTTATCATTTTCAATGAGATATTTAACACTATTGCTACATTCATTACAGATCATAACCCCTTCGTCTTCGATTGGTATCAACTCACCCTTGTAACAAGACTTGCATATATCTGTTGGATATACATATTTATCCACATCTAAAAAGTTAGTATCGATATTCGACAAATATTTTTGAATGATTGTCTGGTTATTATTCTCCATACTACGAACAATATTCTCCGCATCTGTATTTAGCTTAAAAAATACATCCAACTTTTTATTTGGAACTATATTATCACTACCGTCCGATATCTTTTTCTTATTTTCAAAGTAATCGAACACATATTTAGAGTTTCCTAGAAAATAATCCGACTTGGTTTTCTTTAACGACCGTATTTCGGCCTTGATAGCACTTATCCTATCAGCCCGCTCTAATTGTTGATCTAACCTTTGTCCTGAAACAGCGGTGATAACATATCTAGAATACTTCTCTTTCACCGTTCTCAACTCCGCAGTAAGTTCTTGAATGCGAACTTCATCTTGTGAAAACTTGGTTATTTTTTCAGAGTGTTTTCCATCGAGAGTTATGATGCTTTTCTCACTTACTATGATCTTTTTGTCTGTCTTTGGTTTGAATGATGGCATACAACAGACAACGATGTTAATACTAAGTATACGCGAATAACTCTATTTAGTTATAACATATATTACTACTATCTATATAGCATCCATCGTAAAAATGAGAGAGAAATGCTATGTACACAATATAGATTATGGATATAGTTCATACAGTATCTTCGAATGACCTTACCACAATAGACGCATCTACTATTGCAAGAATGTCTTTCGTTTATAATGCGATCAATGATGGATGGACTGTACGAAAAAAAAAGGATAACTATGTATTTACAAAACCACATGATAACCGCAAAGAAATATTCGAATGTTCTTACCTAGAATCGTTTGTAACACAAAATATGAATATAATCACAACTTTCAAATAAGCGGTATATTCAGGGTATTTAGGCGTTTTTCTCGGATTTTTTATCTTTACCAATAG